AGTTCTGAAAAGAAAAGGTTGAGGAAATGATAAACAATAAGAATAAAGTCTTTAAAATCTCTACTGCTGAGATTATTGAGAAGATTGATTATTATAAAGAAAAGGTAAAAGAATTATGTATTGAAAAAAACTTGACTTTATAATTTTAAACATTAAAAAGATAAAAAAAGAAGTCGCAATCTTTGTGGCTTCTTTATTTTTTAAAATAAAAAATGCTAGAAAAAACTAAACCTAAAAAGAGGAAAGATCCTAGAGGAAGACCAACGGTATTCACTCAAGAGAAACTCCGTAAATTATTTAAGGCTTTAGAGGATTGATTAACAGATGAAGAGGCTTGTTATTATGCTTGAGTTTGAAAGACCGCATATTATGACAGGAAAGCTAAAGATGAAAAATTTTCGGAGGAAGTTACTAAGGCTAAAAACTATATGCAAAACTGTGCTTTATGAGTAGTAAAAGCAAGTATCCAACAATGAGACGAAAAAGTCGCTATGTGGTACTTGGAGAAAAAACATAAGGACTTCAAGAAAGAGCCGACTACTATAAAGACCACTTCTGAAGAAACATCAGATTGAGATAAATCTTTAACGATTGAAATAGTATGAATAGAGTAAAAATCCAATTAACTGACAATCAGAAAAGAGCTTTAAAATGTCTCTTTGATGATAAATATCAGAATGTATGATATGGTGGAGGAGCTTGATGAGGTAAAAGTTATCTAGGAGTTGTATGGACTTGGATGATGTGCATGAAATACCCTTGAATTGTATTCGCTTTTGTCCGTGATACTATCAAGAACTTGAAAGCAACAACGGTTGTAACTATGGAAAAGTTTTATGCTGACTATAACATACCGCAAGAATACAGAGGAGTATTGAATGAACAGAAATCTATCATCCAATTCAAAAACGGAAGTATCATCAGACTTTTAGAAGGTTGTTTTTATCCCTCTGATCCATTGTATAACAGATTCTGAAGTTTGGAATTGACTTGTGCTTTTATAGAGGAAAGTGCTGAAATCCCTTATACTGCTATTGAGTATGTAAGATCAAGGACAGGAAGAATGAAAAATAAGGAGTACGGAATAAAACCAAAAATCCTTGAAACATTTAATCCTAATCCATGACATGTATACGAGAGGTACTATTTAGGGAAGTGATGAGAAAACAGTATCTTTATAGAAAGTCTTGTAAATTCCAACAACTTCATCTCTGAATACTATGTAGAGAATCTTAATCAATTATCAGAAGGGATGAAAAAAAGACTTTTGAGAGGAGAGCGAGATTTCGATGATAATGTTTGGATGATGTTTAGAGCGAGTGACATGGAGGCTTTACGAACTAATGAGGAAAGTTGAGATACTTATTATATCATTTGTGATGTTGCGAGATTCTGAAAAGATACCACAAGGATCAGTTTATGGAAAGGAAACACACGGCTTAGAGTTCTGACTTATGAGAAATCAAGTGTTGAAGAAACTAAAACAGCAATTCTTCTCCTTGCTGAACAATATGGAGTGGATCATAGGAACATTATCATTGATAGCGATGGAGTATGAGGATGAGTAGTAGATGGAATCAGTTATGCAACAGGATTTGTAAACAATGCAAGACCTGTTGAAACATGAACAAAACAGAACTATGGGAACTTGAAGTCGCAATGTGCATTTGAACTAAAAAGAAGGTTAGAAAATCATGAGATAGCGATAAGGCGAGATCATGAAGAAAAAGACAAAGATTGGGAACTCTTAAAACAAGAAATGATGAATACCTATATTGATGAAAAGAGTATTGATGGGAAAACGAAGATTGAGGCGAAAGAGAAAATGAAAGAGAGAATAGGAAGAAGTCCAGATTTATTAGATACTCTTATTATGAGAATGTATGGATATTTAAGAGGACTTAATGATATAGATACTTATTTATCTTCTATTACAAGGTAAATGAAAACAGAAAAAGAACTAAAAATCAGAAAGGGATTCAAGGTAACGGATGAGATTGTCCAAAAAGTATTGGGAGAATATCATCACGGTTATACTGCGAACAGAAGTAAGAATAGACACTTTGAAAATCAAAGAGATTTATTCTGAACGAATAACGATAAGGAAAAGCTAAAGAGTAACATCTTCTGGAGTTGTTTAAGAACAATTCAGGCAACTTGTGTGGTAAATAGACCAGATGTAAGATGGGAAGATGAGGATTGTTTACGAAAGCAAGAGGCAAGAAACTTTTCCAACATGTATAAATACGATTATATCAAAAACAATTGGGACTTCTTAATGTATATAGGAGTAGAAGATATCGCAAAATTTGGAAAGAGTGTATTTCTCTTTAATGGATGGGACGATAAAAAGAAGATTCCAACGATTGAGAGAATTGATCCAAGATATGTTTACCCATACAATGAAGGAGGCTTACTTGTAGAAGATTATCCTTTCTTCTGATTCGATAGAGTTTTGAGAGTGGAAGAATTGGAGAAAATAGAATTTGCAAACGATGAAAAGAAGGATCGAGTGTTACATAATTATGATGACTATTTAGCATCTATCAAAACAAACGATGCTTTTTACAGAGATATTTGTACGTTCTATGATAAAGACAGTTGAAACTGTACTCTTCACTATCATTACACGTATATAAAGGACGAGTTGTATTTATTCCTTATGTTGTGAGATTGTATTCTTGACGTGTATGAAGTACCAGAAACGAATAATAAAATCCCTGTAGCAGTAGCTTGATTTAATTATCTTGCAGATGATCGATGGGGACAAAGTCTTATGGATATTGTAGAAGATTCTCACAGAACAGAACAACTCTTATTGAATCTCTTTAAAATTAAAGTAGTGAGAGAGGCAACAGGAGGGAATGTATTCATTGATGAGGAAATCTTCATGAAAAATGCTAATTCTTTCAAGAATCAGTCAATAAAAAACAGACGATTCCCTGTAAAAATGAGAGACCTTACACAACCTATACAAAACATGGTGTATGAGTTACCTCAAAACCAAGTATCATGAGATATTTATAATCTCCTTGATATGACAAAGAACAAGGCAATGTCTGAATCATTTGTAACAGCACAAGGGCAAGGATTGGGACTTTCAGACAATAGTAATCCTTGAACAGCAACAGAGAGCAAGATCCAAAAGATGAATGCTAACATGATAACATCTTTACAGAATAGTATTCTTGCTTATGGAACAGAGGAATTTGCAGAGCTTTACAGAGATTTCATTGTTTACTACCGAAAGGCAGGAGAAAAGAAAATCAGAGTAATCACTAAAGGACTAAGTGGAACATACAAGAAACTTACAAAAAAGGATATTTCTTGAAACTTCAATGCGGTATTATTTGATCCTGTACAGCGAGATATTGAAGCACAAGAGAAGAAACAGGCATTGATGGAACAATACAACATGCTTGTAAATGATCCACAAACTCCTCCATTTCTCCTCAATAATATCAGAAAACTTATAGGATATTATAACGGATTGGATGAGAACGAGCTAGACGAAATCAATATCTTCGATGCAGAAGAATATCAATGTAGAATGGATATTGAACTTCTTAATAACAACGTGGATATTTATATCCCTCCTCAATGTGATGTACAAAAGAGGCTATGGTACTATAACAAGGCAGAGGAAACTCCGGCTAAGTTTAGAGCATTACAAGCCCTTAAGTATATGATCCAACAAGGATTAGGACAGCAAGAAGTAAATACAGCAATGCAACCTAAAGTAGATCAGAGTATTAAGAATATGAACAACGAGGAACAGTTATTGAATGTAAACGGAATTGGTAATATTTAGTTTTTAATTTCTAATTATAACAATGGGATTCAAAAAGAAAAACATTGAAACAGGAAAGACGGAAGAAGTACAAAATGTAGAACTTCCTGAAACTCCTAAAGCAAAAGTCATTGGGACTATTGGAGGAACAGTAGTAAAGCAAGGACAAGGATTTATCAAAACAAAGGTATATCGTGGGACTATTCCTATGTATATCTTACCAGATGAATTAAGACAGTATCTTCAAAACAAGGGATTTTGAACGAATGTCTGGGAGAAGTCAAAAGAATGGCTTGAAAAACATCATGCAGACATGGACAAAATCAATGAATTAAAAAAGTTTATTTCAGATAGATATCACTAATGAGTTGGCAAGTGATGGATGAGATCGAGTCAATGTATCATTACAAGGAGAAAGAAGAAGTAAATGATACAGAAATCAAAAGAGCTAAAGAGATCAGAAATACAAGATTATATTTCGATAATCTCATAAGAATCTACTGTAGAGAAAACAAAAAAGCAGTATTTGAGATCACAAAAGAAGAAGTCTCTGAAATTACAAAAAATTATACAGCACTTCAAAAAGAACTCTTCATCAAACAACTTATAAAGAATATAGAAACGAACTTTTGAAAACCTATTAAAGTCTTGCAAGAGACAAAAGATATCGCTTTATTTCATAAATAATATTACAAAATGATGAATTTTGAAAACCTTTGAGATATTTCTTTCTTCGAGAGAATGGAAAAGAGAGAAAGAAACATCGATAAAATGTCAGAAGATGAAAAAAATCTCTTGAGAAATCCAGATGATGAAACCATCTTACAACTAAGATCCTTAAGAGAAAACGAAACCTTTAATAAGTTGATGGATATGGCTGAATTGCTTTTCGAAGATATGTCCATGAATGTATTGAAATCTGTTATGGCTTACACTTCTAAAAAAGCAGATGGATATACAATCCTTGACCTTAATGGAGCT